ACTACTTCGATAGCGTATACGAATGGTATGCATCCGGCCCTCGGCAGCGTCTTCAGCCGGGAGGTGCCATCATAATAGTGATGACACGTTGGCATGAGCTAGACCTTACCGGACAGATACTGCAATCTTCCGAAGAGCGTAAGGGGTCAGACAAATGGGAAGTGATTGAACTTCCTGCGCTGTACGACGATGGCGAGCCGCTTTGGCCGGACTTCTGGTCCAAGGAAGAACTGACGGCCCTGAAGGCTGAACTGCCGATTTCAAAATGGTCTGCTCAGTATCAGCAGAAGCCCACGTCTGAAGAGGGCGCGCTAATCAAGCGGGAGTACTGGAGGGAATGGCGAAAGGGCGGACCACCGCCGTGCGAATACATTATCCAGTCGATTGACACAGCGCACACAAAGAACGCGAGGTCGGACTATTCTGCTATCACCACTTGGGGTGTGTTCCAGCATCCAAATGAGGATGGAAAGAACGTACCGAACATCATTCTCTTGGACTCAGTGAACGAAAAACTGGAGTTCCCGGAGCTAAAGAAACGTGCGCTGGAGTTATATTATGCTTATGAACCCGATGGATATCTTATCGAAGCTAAAGCAGCGGGTCTCCCGCTTATACAGGAACTGCGCGCTTCAGGTATTCCTGTCAGTGATTACACTCCGAGTCGCGGTCAAGACAAGCTGTCACGGGTTAATTCAATCACTGACATCTTCGCGAATGGTATTGTCTGGCATCCAGCTACTCGCTGGGCTGAAGAAGTGGTTGAGCAATGCGCGGCGTTCCCTAATGGAGCGCATGACGACCTTGTGGACTGCACGACCTTGGCGCTGATGAGATTTAGGCAGGGTGGGTTTCTAAGTCTGCATTCTGATTTTGAAGAAGAGCCGGGGGAGTGGTTGCCCCGTCCAAAAAACAAGTTTTACTAGGTGAGCTATGGATGAAGATGAAATGACAGAGGGTGGCCTGACTATCGGCGTGGTCAATCCAGAGGCGGTTGTCATCGCTGATGAGGACGACGGTGGAGTTGTCATTGACTTCAATCCCGGCGGCGACGAGCAGCAGATTGAGTTCGATGCAAACCTCGCGGAACACATGGAGGATGGCGACCTGTCGTCTCTCGCCTCCGACCTCATGGCCTCATACGATGAGGACCGTGCCTCGCGTTCAGATTGGGAAGAGGCTTACATAGATGGCCTCGACCTGCTCGGCGTAAAGATTGAGGACCGCACCACTCCGTTTGATGGAGCAACCGGTGTATCCCATCCAATACTCAGCGAAGCTGTAATACGATTTGTTTCTCAGGCGATGATGGAGATATTCCCGCCGAACGGTCCAGTGCGCACCACGGTGATTGGGAAAAAATCTGAGGAAAAGGACGCACAGGCACGGCGTGTGCAAGACTACATGAACTATCTTCTCACAGAGGAGATAGAGGAATACAGACCGTCAACTGAGCAACTTCTTTTCAAAACAGCACTGGCCGGGTCCGGTTTTAGAAAAGTTTACTATGACCCGAACTATGACAGACCGGACAGCCTGTTTGTCCCCGCCGAAGATTTTGTAATCAGTTACGACACCACGGACTTAAAGTCCTCCCCGCGCTACACCCACGTCATGCGGAAGAGTGACAACTTTGTTCGACGGATGCAGTTAAACGGATTTTACCGTGATGTGGATTTGGGAGACGCTTCTGATGAAGGTAGCGATATTCAAACAAAATACAACGAACTCACAGGAGTCACGGAAGTCTCGGAAACAGATGTCCGAACCCTCCTCGAAATGTTCGTCGAACTCGACCTTGAAGGCTTTGAACACAAGGGGCAAGACGGAGAAGAAACAGGACTCAGCCTCCCCTACGTCGTCACCATCGACCAGTCTTCGACTAAAGTGCTATCAATTCGCCGTAATTACAAAGAGGATGACCCACTAACCCGCGCTCATCAGCACTTTGTTCACTATAAGTTCCAGCCGGGTTTAGGCTTCTATGGCTTCGGCCTCATCCATCTTATTGGTTCTATTGCAAAAAGTTCGACTTCTATCCTGCGGCAGCTAATTGACGCGGGTACTTTGGCGAACCTTCCTGCCGGTTTCAAGGCACGGGGGCTTCGTATCAAGGGCGATGACCGCCCAATCGAGCCGGGTGAGTTCAGGGACATCGACCTGCCCGGTGGTGCAATACGCGACAACATCCTTCCTCTCCCCTTCAAAGAGCCATCTGGCACGCTTGCACAACTGATGGGCGTGCTTGTTGATGAGGGACGTAGGATTGCTTCCATCGCCGACATGAACATCGGCGAAGGAAATCAGGAAGCTCCGGTAGGCACCACCATTGCTCTTATTGAGCGTTCCATGAAGGTCATGTCTGCTGTACACGCCCGGCTCCACAACAGTTTACGCCGTGAGTTCAAGTTGCTTTCGGCAATTATTCGGGACACTCTGCCAGAGTACCCGTATGAGGTTGGGGAGGATTCTTTAATTGCGAGGTCCGACTTTGACGACCGAGTTGATATCATACCGGTTTCCGACCCCAACGCTACTTCATTCGCGCAACGGATTATGCAGCAACAGGCTGCGCTGCAAACGTCAGCGCAAGCACCGCAACTCTATGACCTGAGGAAGCTACATCGCTCATTCCTTCAGACCGTAGGCGTGGATGGAGTAGACGAAATCGTGCCAGACCCATCAGATATTCCGGCGTTCGACCCCGTATCTGAGAACGCTCGTATGATGTCTGGCGCACCTGTTAAGGTCTTTGCTTATCAAGACCATGACAGTCATATCGCTGCCCATATGTCCTTGATGCAAGACCCAAGTCTTCAGCAGAACCCAATGGGCAAGCAGATAGCTGCGGCGGTATCGGCACATGTGTCCGAACACATGGCGCATAAGTATCGCAACGAAGCGCAGCAACTTGTTGGCATGGAGCTACCCGCTCTTGGCCAAAATGAACAGGGCCTGACAGAAGAGCAGGAGATGCAGGTGGCCGCGCAGGCTGCTCAAGCTGCTGCTGAAATTACGGGTAAGGCCCAGCAACAGGCATTGTTGGAGCAGCAAATGGCAGCGGCACAAGACCCAATCATGCAGCAACAGCAAGCTGAGTTGCAGATTAAACAAGCCAAGGTCCAGCAAGAGGCCAATGAGGCCCAGATGGAAGCGCAGGTGGAGATGGAGAAGGCCCGTATGCGCGACACCCTTGAGAGGGAAAGGCTCGAACAGCAGCGTGAAATTGCGGTGATGAAGATGGAAACCGACCTGATGAAGAACAGGCGGCGGTAGAAATCTAGGCACTGACCACTAAACGCATGTTATATATAGCCTTAGGAGTATTCCATGAGCGACCCAAGCGTTCATGCATTTGTGGATGAAGTCCGCAAAGCCATCAGAACTTATATGCACGAGTTAACAGACAATGTTGCATTAGGTTCTGCAAAATCCTTTGAGGAATATCAAAGGACTGTTGGTCAGATTGAAGGTCTGGCCATCGCGGAGCGTGAACTCCTTAATCTACTCACAGTCTCGGACGAAGACGACTGACGGCCATTAGCTGACCGCAAACCAAAAGCTAATTAGGAGATGAGATGTCATCCGTTTATTCAACGGGTGAGGTTGTCGTGCCTGACAATCCACCTGCACCGAAGGGTTACCACCTTCTTATTGTTATGCCTAAGGTCGATGAAAAGACCAAGGGCGGCATTCTCTTACCCGGAGATGTAAAAAGCCGGGAAGATGTTGCTTCGATTGTTGGACAGGTTGTTCAGATTGGGGACACTGCGTATCCCGAAACTGACGCTAGGTTCGCCTCTGGCCCGTGGTGCCACGAAGGCGACTGGGTGATGGTATCCAAGTATGCCGGTCACCGTTTCGAGTACGATGGTGTGGAGATGCGCATTCTAAATGATGACGCAATCTTGGCCGTCGTTGATGACCCAACAAAAGTTTCGAGGGCAACAGCATGAGTGTAGAAGATATTAAAGATGACGAGCTTGAAGTCGAGGTCTCCGAAGAGGAGACCGAAGTCAAAGCAGACTCCAACGCCGGAGTCGGAGGGAGCTACATTGAAGAGACTTCGTCAGCAGAGGCTGGCGAGGAATCGGACGGAAAGAAGCCGTCAAAGTTCCAAAAGCGAATAGATGACCTTGTTCATAAGCAGCGCGAAGCCGAGCGCCAGCGCGATGAATATTACAAGGTTGCGCAAAAAGTTATGGACGAGAACAACAAGTTGCGCACAGAGGCGCAAGAGTTCTCAGCCACCTCGGTCACGGAGATGGAAGCTCGTATAGAAGCCGACATCGAAAAGGCAAAGGCAGATTATAAGTCTGCCTACGAGGATGGAGATGCTGACCGCATCATCGACGCGCAAGACCGCATGTTGAAAGCGTCAACCCAGACATCAAAGCTAGAGGCTATGAGGTCACGGGCGGCACCGGAAAACTATGAAGAGCAAGCGCCGATTGCACCACCGCCGGACAGCAAGGCTGTCGAGTGGGCAAGCCGAAACAACTGGTTTAACCAAGATAAGGTTATGACCAATGCGGCTTATGCAATCCACGATGAGATTGTGCAGCAGGGGATTACTCCAGACCACGACAATTATTACGACACCATTGACCGTCGTATGCGTGAGGAGTTCCCACACAAATTTACTGGAGAGAACACGGACAATCGCTCCAGTAAAAACGTAACTACTGTAGTTACGCCGGGCGGTAACGAAAGTGGCCGCAGCAAAAAGGTCCGACTTTCACCTTCACAGGTGGCCGTAGCTAAACGACTTGGTGTTCCCCTTGAGGAGTATGCCAAGCAGTTTGTTGCGCTAGATAGGTAGGAGACATTCATATGTCTGACTCAGCAAAAGCATCCCGCACTCCCCGTTCAGTTGAGAAGCGTGAACAGGAGACGCGCCCCCAAACTTGGTCCCCGCCCAATATGTTGCCGGACCCCCTTCCGAAGGATGGTTACACCTTCAAGTGGGTACGCATTTCAACGCAAGGGCAGGACGACCCGATGAACTATTCCAAGAAACTCCGCGAAGGTTGGGAACCCGTTCCCCTCGCAGAGGCTCCTGAAATGGAACATCTCGTTCTCGACCCCAATCCCCGGTTCAAGGGTAATGTGGAGGTTGGAGGACTGCTTCTTTGCCGGATGCCCGACAATGTGGCGGCTCAACGCAACGAGTATTATCAGCATCAGTCTGAAGAGGCTATGCGCTCCGTTGACAATACGCTCATGCGGGAATCCAACCCTCGTATGCCCATCAGTTCCCCTCAGAGGGACTCAAGGGTGTCATTTGGAAAAGGCTCCTAATTGAAGGTTAGGGGCTAAACTCAGGAGGACTTTATGTCTGCAACTTCAGCCCCTCGCGGCCTGAAGCCGATTGGTCTTCTTGGAGGTATGCCGTTTGCTGGCTCGACTCGTGAATATCTTATCAAGTCTGGCTATAGCACGGCAATCTTCAACGGAGATGTGGTCGGCCTCGCTGATGTCGCGAACTCCACGGATGATGGACACCTCGTCCGTGAAACCGCTGCAAGTGAAGTAAATCCGATTGGTGTGTTCCTCGGTGTTTCGTACACCGACCCGTCCACCGGTCAGCTTACTCATAAGCAGTTTTACCCCGGCGGTATTGCAGCGTCTGATATTAAGGCGATTGTATCCGTTAATCCATTCACCCTGTACGAAGTTCAGGCGGATGGTGCCATTGCTCAAACGCAACTCGGCATGACCGCTGACCTTGTCCAGACTTCTGCTGGAAACACCACGACTGGCAACTCCGGTCTCCAGCTTGATGCGTCCACCGCTTCTGTCGGTGGCGAACTGTTCAAGATTATCGACTTCGTGGACCGTGTGGGTTCCACCATCGGTGACGCCAAGACTGACGTTATCGTGATGATGAACCAGACTGAACACGCGTTCCTTGCAGACGTTATCACCTAAGGGAGTTAGAAAATGGCTATCGCACGCGCGCAGCTTATGAAAGAACTCCTGCCGGGTTTAAACGCTCTGTTCGGTATGGAGTACGCACGTTACCCAGAAGAGTGGCGTAACTGCTATGAGGTCGAGAACTCAGACCGTTCGTTTGAGGAAGAGACCAAATTGTCAGGCTTTGGAGCCGCACCTGTCAAAGACGAAGGTGCCGCCATCAGCTATGACGATGCACAAGAGGCGTACACCGCAAGGTATACGCACGAGACCATCGCCCTCGGGTTTAGTATCACCGAGGAAGCTGTCGAAGATAATCTCTACGACTCGCTTTCGGCTCGCTATACCAAGGCGCTGGCTCGTGGCTTCCAGCATACCAAGGAAGTCAAAGGTGCTGCCCTGTTCAATGAGGGCTTTACCGGTCAAACCGGTGGCGACGGCGTGTCGCTGTTCAACACTGCTCACCCGCTGGTGAACGGTGGTACGAACGGTAACCGTCCTTCTGTTGCTGTTGACCTGAACGAAACCTCCCTTGAGGCTGGCATCATTGCCATCGGCAAGTGGACTGACGAGCGTGGTCTGAAGATTGCTGCCCGTCCGACCCGACTGGTTATCCCTTCGGACCTCCAGTTTGTTGCCGAGCGCCTGATGCAATCTGAACTGTCCACGACTGCTGGCGGTTCCAACGCGTTCGCAAAGAACGACATCAACGCACTGAAGTCGATGTCGGCGGTTCCGGGCGGTGTAATGGTCAACCATTACCTGACCGACGTGGATGCTTGGTTCCTCGGCACGGACATTCCGAATGGCTTCAAGCACTTCGTTCGTGTCCCGATGGCGACTTCTATGGAAGGCGACTTCGAGACTGGCAACGTCCGTTACAAGGGCCGTGAGCGTTATAGCTTCGGCTACTCTGACCCGCTGGCCTATTACGGCTCACCGGGTGCCTAACCATAGTGGGGCGGGGAAACCCGCCCCCCTTTTCTTGTAGGAGGACGGAATGTCAGACATTACCACCACCACAGTTAC